CGCAGTGTCTACCTTCCCTAGTGGTAGGTTTTTGGGAGAGCAAAAGAATTTTGGAATAACTTGTAAAGGACGCTAAGAAACCCCTTTGTTCGCGGACTTACGAGCACGTGATGTTAAACGAGGAGCCTCCTTTTTAGACCCACCTATTACCTTATCATCTGTAGTCCCCGTTCTGAATGAGACCTGTGCCATTACTGACTCAAGCTTAATACTCGCTTGGACCATAGATGTAGTAATACGCGATCTAACAGAGTTGATTAAAACTCTAGAGCCAAGATTCAAACGGACTGACCACATACGCCCCACAAGAGCTAGAACCACCGTGTAATCGAGAGTATAGTTCCCTTTCACAACACAGATGGACTCCAGATTCTTCAGAGCCTTAAGTAATAGCGATCGATCTTGTTGAGGGCTAACTCTAGCTCTCCCTTCCCAAAGATCCGTTAGTGCATTACGGAAACGATCTAACAGACCGCCTCTGGCCCGGTTAACCATTGTCTCATCCGCAGAAGCCAATAGGAAGAGATCGTCCGCTAGACGCCTAGCCTCATACTGTGATGCCTGAGTTATCGGGTGGAAACTATTCAACTTAGGTAAAGACTTCAGAGCCTCAGCAGCCTCAGGTGCATCCGCACTCGACTGTTTAGAGACTTCCTCGGTGATTTCACCTAGCAGAGATCCCACAGAAGCAGGATCATTCATCTCCGCTTTGATACTTATCAGGTTGGCGATCGACAGTGATGATCTAAGTAAACTATCGAGCCGTTTCAAGGACTCAGTAGCTACAGTCCATGTATAAACCTCAACCACATCGTCATTCTTCAGATCAACGCCGGGAAACCAGTTTGATGGTAAGGCATTCTTCATCCCTTCGGGTTGGATCGTCTTCGCTAAACCTACGATCTCCTCAGGCATCAGATTCTGCTTGATATGGAGCTGTAGAGACTCGTTGTCCAATATCGTTGTCATCAACATCCAGAATTCGTTCGGACTGAGATCTAAGTCCCTGTTTACAAGTTCATTCTGTAGTTGACCTGCGAGTTTCCCATCCCTGATTGTTTTACATATAGTCTTGACAGGTATCGATGAAATCTCAACACCCGAAATGAAGACCCTTTTACAGATCTCTGCAGCAGGGAGTAAATCTGGTGAAGCCTCGATAGACTTCGTCAGGTTTATGGATATCCCGTAAGCAGCCATTATTGCTTTATACTTCTCAGAGACAGAAGCAACCGTTAGGGCAGAGTCATCTCCTATCACACCATAATCTTCATACTTAGTATACTTAGCACGCGACGCAGCTACTTGTATTATCACATGATGAGTTAAGGCTAATAGTGGGAAAGAAGACCTAGCTCCCATTGGCTGACCCACTGAGTATTTTCTCAGATCACCGTTATCGTCTACAAACTCCCTCTCAGATAACAGTCTACTCCATGCAGTGGCGAAAGAGGCCGACCCGAATGCCTTGGTTATTATCTCCCTCTGTAGCGAAATTGGTATACGGTCAGTTGCAGCGGTTAAGTCGTAGCAATTCACAACCATTGCCTCATCCTTCGTCCACGCCTTTACTTTCTTAATGATCTTAGACTGATCAAAGGTTCCATCCGAACCCAATCTTTTCAAGAATGTATTCACCGTATTATGTAATGGAGTGAGCGCCATTTGCGACCAATAGTCGAGAGCTGCTACGATCCGAGCTTTACCACCCCACTCTTCAATAACATTGTGTTTCCCCAGGTATGGATAACGATGTGGTGCGATATCTGACTCATCGAGCCGTAATGTCCCATTCATATCATTATGCATAAACATCATATTCGACTCTTGTAGGTAAACAACCAGCTGTTTCAGTAACTCCGGTTCCTTAGCCCAGGCTCTCACATCGGAGTGCGCTGTCCATGTGGCAGGCCCATTAGGACCAGACGAAGTAATTACCTCGTAGTGGAATAGTGAGACCTCACGATCGTAAACTTCCTTAAAAGCCTCCTGAGTAATCCCCAGTGCGTTTAGAGCAGACTCTATTTCCTCAGACTTTATCAGAACCTCTGATCCTTTCCCATCAGGCTGGGAACCATTGTACTCAGCGGTTATCGAATCGAAGTTACCCTTCGCAGGCATAACCACTACCCTGTCCATAGAGAGAAGAGCAAAGATAACTCTGTAGAACAAGGCCATTTGACCAATCTCCAGATCTTCCTCCCATCTTGTCATGACTGGTAGTAAACCTTCGAGCATTACTGGACAGTTTTGCTCTGGATTCCAATTGACATGCTTAAAACCGATATTAGTACAAGGTTTTCCACGCGCGATACCGATGAACCAGGCCCGACATAATTTTAGATTTGCAATTAATTCAACGGGGTCAGCCATGTAACTAATCTGAATCTTATTAAATATCAGACCTGCGACACCGACCAACTCCGCTTTATAATCGACATTTGATAAGTTGATTATATTCAAGATGACAGAGAATAAGTTCTCGAGGTTTGCGCGAGAAATCTTTCGTGGTTCGACTCCATTTCTAGCGAAACCCACTTGCTGTGAGAGGAACATTGATCTATTTCTTTTCAGTTTATCTTACTTCTATATTTACGAGACTCAGGTTTATCGGAACGAGAGGCACCTAGTCTGGCTACTTTTAAACTAGGCCGGGGTACAATAAGACTAAGGACGCTCAGTCTTGCCCAACAGTCTAAACCTGAAGCAACCGATGTATGGGACAGAGGTCTCCTCAGCCGAGCCCCAATCAATACCTGGCTTTTGGCTACCAAATCCGGAATTAGGTAGGATCCGCCTCCTCCTGTTAAGGATTTACTTATCCTAGAATTGACTAGGGTGGCCTGGACCGCAGCCACTTTCCAAGCCGAGCTTAGAATGGGTTAACTTCACCGCTAACCACAGTATCTTTCCCACCACAGGTGGACGATCACCCTATTTAGAGGGTAAACGTGATAGTGTTTCCCTACTTTTAAGCCCTAGGTAGGCATAGTGCAACCTATTTCACCTAAAGAACACCATTAGACCACGTAATCCTCACCTTTAGATGAGGGAAGGCCTGAATAGAAGACCAATAGATGGAAGTAGGTCGCCTCATCCAGTTAGGCAGGCTGTGGAACGATCTGGATGACCGGAGATGAATGTGGGTGGCAGGAGGTAGGGCATGGTCTGGTCCAAAAACCCTCTCCCTACCCCTATTTCGCTACTGCCATCGCGTACCTTGGACTCTAAATATGGAAGGTTTAAAGGAATTAGGGATTTTACTTCACTCCTCTCCTCGGTTACGTAGACCACCCAACATGATAGATGGCCAATGGAACCGGTTCCAGGAGACCCTATGAAGTGCGCTTCGAGATGCAACTCTCAAGTAGTAGCTTTGCCTTCACGACTAGTTTGAAAGTGGCTGATCCCTTACCCAAGTAATATTGCATGTATGGCCCGTTAAGGTTGCCCAACCTACTTGGGCTCAGGACCGGAAGACGTCTGGTGGCTAACCCAG